CACGTATTTTTAATCTCGTGCTTATTGAGCCTGGCAAGTCATTCGTTCGTGTAATACAATCAATTGGTAGAGGCGTTAGGAAGGCAAAAGATAAAGACTTCGTACAAATATGGGATCTTACATCAACTTGTAAGTTCGCGAAGCGCCACCTTACTCAACGTAAGAAATTCTATAAGGAGGCTCAATACCCATTTACTATTGAAAAAATCGAATGGAACTAGAATGAAAATATTAACCTTAGAGAACACAGGATTGGATCTAAATACACTACCTGATCAAATAGAAGAAGACATAAGATTCAGCGTACTTGATAATTCAGATTCAGCAAACCCTGATTTCTTTTTCATTCCATTAATATTTTTAGAATCATTTAGCTCACCGAGTGTGGTTCTGGATATAGGTGGATTTGAAATACAAATGCCAATTGATTGGCACATTGCTGTCGGATGTAGCGACAGTGGTAATGACATAGAAATATTACCTTTGACTAGTATAGGAGATAGAGGCTTTGAAGCTTTCTTGTTTAATCCACTTACCAGTTTCAAACCTGACTTCACTCATGTAAAGGTAATTAATTATTATAATGACGTCAAATGGTACTTTCCTAAAGTAAGAAATGGACACTTGTTGAGTGTTCCTGTACAAGATAAGAAAGAACCTCTTTGTGCATACTTTATAAAAGATGTAACAAGACAGACTGAGGTCATAAAGTACGGAGAGCTATTTTAATGAAAGCAGGTAAGATTTGGGGACAAACTGAACTAATACATGCTAATGGTGTATTAGAGTTCCATAGGATTGAATATAAAGCAGGTTATAAATGTAGTGAACATGAACACAAATTTAAGTGGAATGGATTTTTCGTTGAATCAGGGAAAATGCTAGTTCGTGTTTGGCAAGATGGAGAACAAAAAGGTCTTGTAGATGAAACAATTTTAAATGCTGGTGACTTTACTAGAGTCAAGCCTGGAATGGTACATCAGTTTGAAGGTCTTGAAGATGGTGTAGCATTTGAACTATACTGGGCTGAATTTAACCATGATGATATCGTAAGACGTACCCAAGGTACAAAGGCCAAACATGGATGACCAAAAAGTCTATTGTAAAGCAAGGACTGATACCGGGCCAAGCCCTTATATACGAACGAGCTAATGGCGTGACCTATGCCCGTTATAGAGACCCTCCACATAATATGATAGAACGCTGGGTAGTAGGTGGTGAACCAAAAGCAGTAGCTGAAGCAATGGGCATAATTGATTATGACGAATGGAAAGATATAATGATGACAGCAGAAGGTAATGTCACGCTACAAAAATTAATTAAAAAGTTACGACAAACATATTACTTAATCAAGGAACCGAATGAGTGATTATCCAGAAACAATAATTTATGTAGATGGTCCTGGAGTATCGTGTATGGGCGAAGCAATGGATCATCCTAAGGTATATTATAGCGTTCCTGAAGAAGGTTATGTAAAGTGTAATTACTGTGATATAAAATTTATGCGGAAGAAAAAGGAAGATGATAATGACAAAGCCTAACACAACTTTTAAGTTATCAATAAGAGATGTAGAAATAATAGAACAAGCACTTAGAAACAAGGCAGGAAGAAGAGGCCTTGCTATTGCACAAGGAGATACATCACCAGAACTAAAAGCTGAGATGTACGAGATTCAAGAGGTGCTTGGCAGGATACATGAACAGAAAAACTTTTATGCCAAGTTTAAAGATGGCAAACCATATGTGAGCGGATGATGAGAATAATAGCAGGACCTTGTCAACACGAAAGCAAAGAACAATCATTAGAAATAGCACAACACTGTGCAACCATTTGTGCAAATTATGGCTTTGATTATATTTTCAAAGCAAGTTTTGATAAAGCAAATAGATCAAGTATTAAAGGTGTGCGTGGTAGATATGATAACATGCACGATAGATTATACACGTTTCTTGACGACATGTCACATATACCCGCAAAAAAACTGACAGACGTACATGAAACATGGCAAGTAAAAGAAGTTGAAAAAGACATTGATGTAATACAAATACCTGCGTTCCTATGCAGACAAACTGATTTGATTAGAACAGCATGTCAAACAGATTGTATAGTAAATATAAAGAAGGGGCAGTTCCTTGCACCGTGGGATGTCAAAGGCATTCTTTCAAAGACAGAAGGAGCAAAGGATGTTTGGATTACTGAACGAGGAACCAGTTTTGGGTATAATACTTTGGTTGTCGACTTCACTGGGATGGCTTATTTGCTTGAAAGCCTCGGGAGTAACTTTGTCTTCGATGTTACTCATTCAGTACAGAAGCCGGGCGGAGCAGGTAGTTCTAGTGGCGGTGATCGTACTATGGTTCCTGGCTTGGTTCGGGCCGCTTCCGCTCTTGGTGTATCCAGTTTCTTTTTAGAAGTTCATCCTGATCCTGATAATGCACCTAGCGATGGTCCTAACATGATTTACTTAGAAGACTTTGAAAAAATTGTAAAGGATATACATGAGTACAGCTATACTAATTCCTGCTAGATTACAAAGCTCAAGACTAGCAAACAAAATGTTAGTTGAGTTAGATGGTAAACCACTCATACAGAGAGTATTTGATATCTGTAATCAAACAGACTTTAACACATACGTTGTAACAGATAGTTTAGAAATAGCAGAACTTTGTCCAAACTTTATTTTAACTGACAAAGCAAGTAATGGTACAGAAAGATGTGCATTAGCGGCCAGAGATTTAAACTATGACAATTATATTAATGTGCAAGGTGATATGCCGGACATTACACCCGAAATGATTCACACAGTTGCAGATTATCTTAAGCACTATCCTATTACAACATTATACACAGATATGACTGAAGAAGATCAAAATAAACCTAGTTCCGTTAAGATGGTACGTGCAGGTGATCAAGCTCTCTGGTTTGGTAGAGGGATGACAGGATATGGAGATTGGCATTTAGGAGTGTACGGATATAGATCAGATGCACTACAACTATATCCTGAGTTAGAAGTTACAAAGGAAGAACGAATAGAAAAATTAGAACAGCTTAGGTGGCTGAAAGCAGGTTGGACCATAGGTTGTACAAGAGTAGATTTCAGTGGAGTAGAAATAAACACTCAAGAAGATATCTATCTATGGAATTATAAAAATGAGCGAAAATTGTATCCGCCAGTCGGCCTTTCCTAAAGTTAAAAACTTTCGAACATACATTGTTGTAGGAGCTCGTAGTGGAGAAACTTCTGTACCATTTATATCAGACTTTTCAAGAGTATATGCGTTTGAACCAAATCCAAAATTAAATTTAGTCATACCAAACACTGTAAAGATGTTTCCATATAAACTAGGTGATATAGAAATGGAAACAGTTCTAAATGTTTCTTCATCAACACAATACAGTGTTACTCAAAAAACCTTAGATAGTTTTGATTTTGATAATGTCGATCTTATAAAAATTGATGTAGGTTATTCTGAATTAGATGTTTTGCAGGGTGCTGTAAATACAATAGTAAAATGGCATCCAGTAGTAGTGTTCAAACACGATTTAGCGGTTGACTTTTTCAATAAATTAAGTTATAATGTAAAATATTATAAGAATGATTGGATAGCTTGGTATGAATAAATTGCCTTTAAAAGATGTACTTGCGGCCATTGATATGGGTGCAAAAGAAATATGGGATGAATTATCTAATGACGAAAAGAAGCAGGTAAGTTTTTTCTTACTCAATAGATATGTCAGTTCACAAAAAGGTGTAAGAGATAGCCAAGAACTAGCCGTATTCAAAACAAATGAATACTACAACAAAAACTTTTTCAACATACAAAAACACAAAAAGTTGTTATGGCAACTTTTATGTATATCAGGAAACACAAAAAATATTCAGTATCATGAATGGATAGGATACAAACACAAAAAGGGCGATAATTCAAAAGCAGTAAAGTTTTTGCAAAAATTATATCCTAATAAAAAACAAGACGAAATCGATATGTTAGCAAAACTTTCTACAAAAAAAGAACTTATGCAACTTGCTAAAGACAATGGTATAGATGAGGTAAAACTTTGAAAAGGTTGTTTGCATTTGGTTGTAGTTACACAAAATATTTCTATCCTACATGGGCAGATATATTAATTTCAAATTACGAACATGGTTGGAATTGCGGACATATTGGCAGTAGTAATCAATTAATATCTAATAGGATTTGGGAAACATTTACAAAAACTGATTTGACAGATCAAGATGTAATAATTATTAATTGGACAAATTATTTTAGAGAAGATAGATATCACACAGAAAGTGGCTGGCATACTCCTGGAAATATTTTTAACAATCTAACACAAAGAGGATTCACATTAAATAACTTTAGTTACAAGTCAGATATTGATTGGGCCGATCTAAAACATTACGTATATAGAGATTGTAATATTATAACAAGTACCTTAGAAGGATTAGCTAATACAGATGCAACAGTAATAAGCACTTGTATCAATAATCCTTACACAGACAAGTTACTACTTGAACAAGACAAACTAAAAGGTTTATTACAAAATTATAAAAAATGGTTGACTCCACAAGTCAAAACAATATCAGAACATTGTTACTATCCAGAAGTCGAAAAGGACAAGACAAGATTACAATATAATAATAACGGTACTTGGATTATAGAAGACCATCCATTACCAAAAGAACATTTATCATATGCAACAGAAGTGTTGGCTCCTGAACTAGGAATAACCATTTCTCAAGCTACACATGATTGGATTGATAAAGTAGAAAAGGATTTAAGAAGCACGGAGAACTTACAATATGATTCAGTATTTGATGGATCGACAAGCAAAGCCAGATGGATTATTTAGAAAAATGGAAATAAAGAAACCTTATAAATGCGAATACTGTGGAGCTTCTTTTACAAAAGAAAAAACACTTTCAGTCCATATGTGTGAAAAGAAACGTAGGCATTTGCAAAAAGGTGAAAAACATGTGCAGTTGGGTTATTATGCATTTACAAGATTTTATAAATTAAGTGCAGGCACTAAAACTGATAAAACATATGAACAGTTTTGCGACAGTCCATATTACAATGCATTTGTAAAATTTGGTAGTTGGTTAAACAATGTAAATCCTTTGTACATGGAAAGATACATTGACTGGGTGGTAACAAGTGGAAAGAAACTTGATCATTGGTGTAGAGATGAATTATATGAAATATATGTAAACGAGTTGGTGCTGAAAGAAAGCATGGAGACAGCCGTTGAAAGAACTATAGATACTATGATGTCTTGGGGAGAAGAAAAAGAAGCACCCTGGAATGATTATTTTAGACATGCAACATTAAACAGGGTAACAAGAGATATCAAAGACGGTAAGATAAGTCCTTGGCTGATGTTAAATTGTACAAGTGGAAAAGGCATGTTAGCACAATTTAATGATGAGCAATTAGAATTTGTATACAGTGTACTAGATCCAAAACACTGGGCTATGAAGTTTAAAAAGAAGCCGGCAGATGTTGAAGTTGTGAAAGAAGTAGCAAAGGAATCAAAATTATGAAAACTGTAATATGTGATATTGATGGAACTATCTTTGAATACGTCAAAGGTGGTCATTATGATCTAGTTTATAGAGAAGCTAAATTATTACCTGGCGTTAGAAAAAAGTTTCAGGAATGGGAAGTAAAGGGTTGTAGAATCGTGCTTATCACTGGTAGACGTGAAAGTGTCAGAGAAGTTACTGAAAGAGCTTTGAGAAAAGCAGGCATTCCTTTTGACATGCTAATTATGGGCTTTGCAGATACAGGCAGAGTTTTGATTAATGATATCAATTGGAAGGGCAAGGTAAAAGCCCATGCAGTAAATATGAAGCGTGACGAAGGTTTTGAAAATATAAATTGGGAAGAATACGAACTATGATGAAAACACACCTACTTGGAAACGAGCATCAATGGATAATCGAAACACACTATGAAGATAAAGAAGAGTTTGATTTTCATTGGGATAAGAAAATCTTTCCTGCAGAAACTAGAACAGATGTGAGTGATCAAACTACTACCTATCGTGGAGCACAATGGAACATACATCCGGATGCTTTTGTAAACGAATGGAAATTCAAGCCATTTCTACAAGATAAGATAGACGAAGTAGGCTTAAATATAGAGCTAACTGATCTTTGTGCATTGTGGACTGTTGAATACAGAAAGGGAGGTTGGCAGAAGGCCCATAGGCATAGTGATGCAAGTGTTAAAAAAGTAAGTGCAGTTGTATATCTAACTGATGCTGATCCAGACGAAAGTGCATTCCACGGAGCAACTTTTGCCTTTTTATATGACGGCAATGGTAACACACATGACCTATGTTATAAGCCTGCAAGAGGAGATGTGCTTATGTTTAAGAGTACAGTATTGCATGGAGCATATCCGGTGAGAGATAACAAAAGAGTTTTTGTTGTTGATTATTTTTATAAGGATAAAAAATGATAAAAACTGTAACTAATTTTGTAAAAGAGAGTTATCAAAACAGCAAGGTAGCTTTCTTTTGTGAAATGGCAGAAGCAACACTATTGATAAGTGCAAGTGCAATCTTAACTTACACTGTGTTAAATCCTGCCACAAAAATCTTTATCCCTTTGTACTTGGCAGGAAGTATATTAGGGATAATTAGTGCTGTAATAAGAAGAGCGGCATTTGTAATAGTATTATGCAGTTGGTTTACTATTATGAATGTAATTGCATTATGGAGACTATTTTTATGAAACTAGAACTAATCAAAGCACCAAGCGATTGGTTAACAAAGAAGATGGAGCCAATCGATGTAAACAATCCGCCCTATGATCTTAAAGAATTAAAAACAGAAATGTTTAGAATTATGAGAGCTAATCTTGGAATTGGACTATCTGCTAACCAAGTAGGGATTGACGGAAGAGTATTTGTGTTTTATAATAACAACACAAACAATCATTTGGAAAGAGATATGATGTGTATCAATCCAGAAATAATTGAAGATAAAGGTGAACCAGTAAGTATGTTTGAAGGTTGCCTAAGTTTTCCAGGAGTTACTATTCCGGTTATTAGAACAAATAAGATAAGAGCAAGATGGACGACAATCAATGGCAAGGTAGTTGAAGAAGACTTCTTCGGTTACGATGCTAGATGTATTTTACATGAGATTGATCATCTTGACGGGATAACATTTGACCAACATGTTTCGCCAATGGTATGGAAAGAAGCAGTTGACAAAGCAAAGAAGGAAACTGATGCCTGATATAGATATCGACTTTGCTGATAGGAACGAAATACTTGGTAAATTAAAACACCGTGTTGCAAAACTTGACACAGGTAAAAAACACAACACTGGTGTTTACGTTACTGAGATTCCTCATAATCCTGTTGACATGTTGTCTACTATTGATTATGAAACAGCAGAAGATAGAGGCTATTTCAAACTAGATTTTCTAAACGTTAGCATTTATGAAAAAGTGAAAGACGAAGATCATCTTAAAGAACTTATGAATAAGGAACCATTATGGGAACTGTTAGAAACAAAGGACTTTTGCGATCTCGTCTTTCATGTATCAGGTCATCATGCACTAATAAAAAAACTAAAGCCAAGAAGCAAAGAACAATTGGCCGCCGTATTGGCTATCATAAGACCAGCAAAGAGACATCTTCAAGACTCGGACTGGACTACTATCAGTAAAGAAGTTTGGACAAAACCAAAAGACGGTGAATACTATTTTAAGAAAGCACACGCAGTTGCATACGCACATGCAATAGTTGTGCATATGAATTTAATTTGTGAGGAACTGAATGCAGTGGGAAATGTCAGATTACAGGAACAAGGATCCTAAGAGAGACACAACCTGGCTTGAATGGCAAGTGCCAAAAGATCTTGTAGCAGGTTACATATTCAAGTTAACCTTCTGGACCTTCATACTTCCTATCGTATTGTTCAACGCACTCCTGGCTCCAATACCATTCGCATTAACTATACTATTACTAGATTATACGTCTTATATTAAATGGAAAAATGATTAGCTACGAGCAGGCTTTTTAAGCAACTGTACTGATTTTCTTTTCACTCTTTTTATAGATAACTTATTAAGATTTACTGTAGGCCCAAAGCTCACTTTAACATCTTTGCTGTTCATTGTCATAAGCACATATTTAAATTTTAACATATCCTTCTGAAGGAATATGTTTATAGGAATCATTCTATTTGATTCCCACCACCATACTTCGCCTAATTCAATAAATCTAGCTCTTTCTTCTTCTGTTTGTAGGTTAGTAAACACATACATGCTTGTAATAAAAGCATCTTGGTTGTTAATAATGCCCACGTATTCAGATCCGCCGTATGTTACGACACTTAAAAACGGGAACTTTTCTTCTATATCTTTTCTCAACATGTTGTAATAAATACTTATACAAAGGAATTGCTATGCAACTTGTACCTAGATATTTAGTCACTAACAGAACTGTTGTCGTCTCAGATGACACAGGTAACCAAACGGAGTATAATAAAGTGTATCAGAGAAACATAAAAATAGCAAAGGGTATAGATAATGTTATACGCTTTGTAATTAAAAATCACGATCAAAAACCACTGTCTATATTAAACACATATACACCATACGTAGAAGTGTTTACAGAAGACAACATAATGCTTAAGAAGTACATTGGCACAATTAAAGAAACATCAACGCCTTCTTATAAAGGACAGTTTGAAATAAACATAACAAGTAGTGACACTTTAAACCTTAATGCTCAATATCTTACATACACTGTTTATCTACGTAACACAAGCAATTCTGATACACTAACTTACGCAGATTCACAATATGGGGTTCCAGGTACAATTGAACTTACTAACGAAGCATTTCCAGGTGCAATAGATTCCAAGACAGTGTCAACGTTTATCAACAGCATCAGTTCTGTAGTAGATGCACAACCTGACATTAACTCAAATAATGCGTTACATACCGCGGCTATATATTCAACAGGCTTTGCAGGTACTGTAAAAGTGCAAGGAACTTTGGACGATAGTACAACCGACTCATGGTTTGATATAGATACTGTTACATTTACTGGATCTGAAACTCAACCAAAACCTAGTAACTTTAACGGAGTATTCAGTTACATACGATTTGCAGTTGCAAATGATTCTGGAAATTCTGGAACAATTGATAAGATTTTAGTCAGAAACTAGTTGACATTAAGGACATTTGATACTATAATACAAGTATGAATGTAGTATATGAAACTCTGATATCTCACCTTCCTGCGAAACGCAAGACTACTCCTAGTGGTTGGTTAAGTTTCAATGCACCTTGTTGTGTGCATAATGGTACAGGTGCAGATACAAGACAACGTGGAGGCATCATAAACAACGAATCAGATGGCACAAGCTATCATTGTTTTAACTGCGGATACAAAGCAAGTTGGAAGCCAGGTAGACGTGTTACATATAAAATGAAACGTTTGATGCAATGGTTAAATGTTCCAGATGATACTATTACAAAAATTAGTTTAGCAGTTTTAGACACACAGTCTATAGAATTACAAGAAGAAATATCTTTACCTAAGTTTGAAATAAAACAACTACCAGAGGGTGCAAAGCCATTACAAGAATGGGCAGACTATTGTGCAATGGAACCAACAGGTGTAGATGAAAACCTATTTAAGGTATTTGAATATCTACAATCAAGACAACTTTACTTTGATGATTATAACTTTCATTGGTCTCCGTTATCAGGATATAGAGATAGACTTATAGTTCCTTTTTATCATAACAAACAAGTTGTAGGATACACAGCAAGAAAAATAAAAAATGGTAATCCGAAATACATAAGTGATCAACAACCAGGATATGTTTTCAATCTTGACAATCAAAAATATGGCAGAGTTTATACTGTGGTTGTTGAAGGTCCTTTTGATGCAATAGCTGTCGAAGGTGTTGCATTGCTTGGAAATGAAATCAAAGATCAACAAGCAAGGTTAATTAATAGTTTAAATACTAAAGTGATAGTTGTTCCTGACAGAGATGATGCAGGTAAAAATATTGTTAAACAAGCTATTGCAAACGGATGGGGCGTTAGTATGCCACCGTGGGATATGGAAATAAAAGATGTTAACGAAGCAGTACAGAAATATGGAAAAATATATACACTGCATACTATCGTTGGCTATGCAGAATTTAATGAACTCAAAATACAACTAGGAGCAAAAAAATGGTTTGGTTAAAGGCGTTTTGGGATTGGATTACATTTCCAATTAGATTCTATATTGAATACTTTAA